GTAATGATACTGCCGCTACTTTCATCCCGTAATCATATAATACTTTAGATAATTTTATACGTTCACAGTTTAAATCTCTTACATGCTTTCCACCAGATACGCCAAAACCCAAAGTAGAAACGGAGCCACTGATACCCATGCTACAAACGTCTTGAGACATTGCAGAGTATGATGGAGAGTTAGCTGAGTTAACGGGTACATCTGCCCCATTTGTAGTTGAAGTAGTGTTGCTTGTTGTTGTGTTGGTTTGGCCACCAGAATAGGTGTTCGTTGTTGTTGATGTGTAACCACCTGTGATTTGTGTGTTACTTCCGCTTGAATTTGTTTGTGCGTTGTTGTCATTTGTTGAATCTGAAAATACTGGTTTAGAAAATACTACCACTATCGTTAGTAATATAATGCTAATTACATTAAGTACATTAAATCTGTTAAACATTATGGTTTGCCTTGTCCTCGTGTTCTAGTGTGTAATTTTCTAGTATTCTTATTCTTAGGTCTACTCCTTGATGAGTCTCCTATACTTGTTCTTTTTTTTACAGGTGTAAAGTAAATATTTCTTACAGATAACTTACTCATTATCTCGCTGTCACTGGTACACCTTTTGATGATACAAAAGGATGTTCTGCAAATGCCATGTAGATGTATAGACTGTCATTTGCGTTAACTCTTGAACTTGTTGAACGTATTTTAAAGCCATTACTTAAAATATCTAGACCCGAAGCACTTGCTTCCGTATTACTTCCGTTTGCTCTTAAAAATTTATTGTTTTCATTAGCACCGTTACGCCTTTCATTATCATAGATTGCCCAATCACCATTTGTAGAACTGTCTTGCCTTTTTATCATAATCCAAGCAGGTTTAAAGCCTGTATAAGAAAATGCTCCACTTGATTCCCCATTACCTTTGTAGGAACCAAATTTACTAAAGCCTTGTATTGGTGCCCAACAGTATGCAATATACTCTAAATTATTTCCATTTGCTACGTTAAGAGTATTTACTGTAAATACGCTAGATGATGGAAGAGTTCCATTATCAAAACCTGTTGAATTAGCTACGGCATTAGTTAAATTTAAGTATATAATTTTACCTGCTCCATTACTAACATGATGCACACCCCAATCTCTTGTACCATCTAAATTTTTAATAAGAATCCATTTAGGTGTGTTACCTAAACCATGTCCTACTGTTGCAGGTGTTGAAGCACTAAAACTACTAGCATCTCCATATTTTACAATACTAAATCCTGCTGTGGTATTAGCTTGAACAGTAGAAGTATAGTCACCATCATTATTACTTGATGTTGTTCCACCATTTGCCGCCCAAGTCCAACCTACATAAGTTACACTTGGTTGGTTGGTATTACCATCTTCTTGGCTATCAACTGAATCTGTACCATCAACCATAGTCCAACCATCTGATGTATGACCGCTTTTGTAACCATAAACATCAGCCGATAAACCACCTTCTGCGGCATCTGAATTTGCACCTATTTCACTATTTGCATTAAATCCTCTAGTAGAATCTGACAACATGTGATTATATGCAACACTTCTAGTTTTAGTCCAAATTAAATCTGGTTTATGATTAAGGCCAGATATTGTTCTTGCTCCACCAGTACCTGTCCAAAGTGTTACATCAAAATATTTTGTAGGGTCATCTATAGTTGTATAAGCCATTATCCAAACTCCGCTAAGTTTTTAGTGCATAGTGAAAAGTAACCACTAGGCACTGCATATTCAAAGTTTCCATAACCATTAGCGTCTGAATTACCGCTTGATATTGTTGTAACAGGATTTCCAAAATTAAATTTTACTGTGCAATTATTACTGGTATCATCTTTTGACATCCAAGGTGTCCAATAATTATTATAGCTTGATGATAAAGAATCACCACCTGTATTATTTGCAGGGTCAGAACTTCTTTGATAAGAGCCATTTTTATGAAAATGTATTTTGTTGTTATCTAAATCAATAGCCACACCAATAATATCATCGTCTGTATAACTTGTAGTATTTGTGCCAGAAGATGAGCCAACTCTTATTTCACCATTAGTGCTACCATACCAAGCATTTCCACTACTTCCTAAGTTATTATGTCCGTTTATGTAAGCTCCAGATTCTGCTCTCTCGTTCCAACCTATTGCCATTGTGCCACCAGAACCAACTGAACTAGGCACTGCTTCGTAATACCATTTACCTTTGTTAACAAAAAAATTACCAAATTCAACTTGTCCATAAGGAACAGAACCTTGAACACTTGTCGTTACTTGACAATTACCTTCTGTGAATGAACCTCTTGAATTTGTAAATAGAGGGTTCATTACCATAAAATTATTAGTGGGCGTATCAACAACTACATCTCTATCATTTAAACCACCTGCCGAAAAGTGATTATCATTTCCACTTGTGTCTGCACCCATACCACTAGAATTTGCACTTGTTCCTGTTTGTTTAAATTCTAAATAAAAACCATAATTTCCAAAACTTATATCATCTTTAGCATCTTTAGGAATCCAAACTCCATTACTATCTGTTTCAGCAAAAACTGTTGGGGCGTATTGTTGCCCATCTACAAAATAAAATTCTGATAAATAACCATCGTAGTGTTCTCCACTACCATCTACGTTTTCTCCAATCTGATGTTTACTTGCTGTTAAAAATCCTAAATCATAATTTTGAGTAAGTGGAACATCATCTGTTTGACTACCACCATCAACTCTAAGTTCTACATCAAACTGAGTTCCATTTACATAAACCTTTATTCTGTTTGAAGCTGTGCCTTGAGTTGAATCTATAGCAACAACAATATGGTACCATGCACTAACATCTCTAAATTTAACAAAATTAGAAGTTCCATTACTTAACATCATACTTCCTGCACTAGTGTTGTCAAAAACAAATTCTAAATTATTTAAAATTCCATTATTAACACCCATAAATTTAATACAATCTTCATTTGAACCAGACTTTATTGCACTAAAAATATTTTTAGCATTTGTATCACTTGGGTCTGCTAATTTTAACCAAAAAGAAATAGTACATTTTGTTGTTGATGTTGGAGAACCAGAAAAAGTTTTTTCTAAATTTGGGTCATCGCCTCTCTTAAATCTAAGAGAATTACTTACTTCATACGAGTCATCTGCTGTATTTGCACCAAGAATTGTTGGCATACTATGTTACTCCTTTACTGGAAAATCGCCTAGTGGTCTTACTCCGCTTTCATCTCTGGTAAACAAAGCGGCTAACGCATCGACATCACTAGCATTATCTATTTGTGTTTGCATAGAGTTGCATTTAGTTCTCACACTTGCTCTCCAAGTTTTCCAACCACTATCCATTGTGCCTCCTGTTTCTGTCGCTTTTACTACTCTCCAATCACTAGGTGCAAGTAATCCTGCACATTGATTGTCAATCATTCTTTTCTTAATTGTTTTTAATCCCTCTATTAAATTTTCACCAGAACCTGTGTCAGCAATAGCTTTAGCTGTAGCTGTGCCATATGTTCCTGTAACTTTACCGCTACCAAATGCATAAGTAATATCAGTGTTAATATACCATTCTTCATCTTTTTTATTTGTTTCATCTATCTCTACTGTGTAGATACCTATTGCGTTTCTTTCTGCTTCTGTCCATAAAGTATAAATAGATGCAGGGTATTGATTATCTCCAATCGTAATACCTTTGTTGCCTTTTGGCATTTGTGTTATTTTACCAT